GCTAGGAAGTGCCGAAAAGGCACGGATAATGCTAGCGGGTATCAATAAATTTGCTAATGATACGCCTTACGAAAACAAGGGATTGATTGACAATGCTAAATTGATGCTTGCATTTGGTACATCCGCTGAAAAGATTTTGCCAAACCTGAAAATGATTGGTGACATTGGGATGGGAAATGCCGAAAAAATGAGTTCTTTAATATTGGCTTACGCTCAAATGTCGAGTGCCGGAAAACTACAAGGTCAGGACTTACTACAAATGGTGAATGCCGGATTTAATCCACTACAAGAACTTACGAAAATGACCGGTAAAACCATGGGAGTACTTCGTAAAGAAATGGAAGGTGGAAAAATATCAGCAGAAATGGTGGAAGCTGCTTTTCACCATGCAACAAGTAAGGGTGGAATGTTCTTTGGGATGATGGATAAAATGAGCCAAACGGCTTCGGGTAAATTTTCAACATTAGTAGGTACTTTGAGACAGACTGGAGCTGAAATAGGATTAAAACTTTTACCCTATGCTAATGACCTGATGAACTTCTTGATGCCGATGGTTGATTGGATTAGTCAGAACTCTGACATGTTATTACAACTTACCGGCGTTGCTTTGGGTGCTTATGCAGCTTTTAAACTGATAACTTGGGGCATTCAACTTTGGACAATTGCTCAAGCTATTTTAAATGGTACTATGGCTCTTAATCCGGTGGGATTAGTTGTGATTGCTATAGCTGCTTTAATTGCAATTATTGTCATTGCCTGGAATAAGTTTGCTGGATTCAGAGGCGTTGTTTTCGGACTTTGGGATACTTTTAAATTATTCGTCAACTTTCTGAAGGTTGCTGTAATGAATACGGTGAAAGGATTAGTTGATATGTTTTTAGGTCTTGGTAAAATCATTGATGGCATTTTTCACCGGGACTGGAGTAAAATCAAAGATGGTGCAAAACAAGTTGGTTCAGGGTTCGCTAATTCATATCTTGGTGGTGGAGTTGCTAAGGCTGCAATAGATAATGGTTCAAAAGCGGGTGAAACATGGGCGAAAGGATACAACAAAGGAATTAAAAGTTTTGCTAAAAGTGAAGCTGATAAGAAAACTAAAAATGTAGGTGCCGTAACTGATGCTACTACTTTACTAGGAGGAAAACAAACTCCAGTAACGCCTATTAATCCGGATGATAAAATCAAAAGTATTGCCGGTGGTGGTAGTAAACAGACTACAATAAATATTCATGTGAATAAGGAAATGATAGGACATATAACTATTAATCCAATTACTATGACACAAGGTGCTAATGAGGTTCGGGATTTAATTATGCAGTCGCTTTCACAATTAATTCTCAGTACAAATAAAATGGCTTTAGAATAAAATGAGAACAGACTATAATTTCAACGAATTTGATTTGGGTGATATTTTTAAAAGTGTTTGGGGTTATTCAGTCCCGCCACTTTTATTCGGGATTCAAAATATAGTTGAAAAAAGTCTATTTGGAAGCCCATCAAATGCTTCGGATTATTCCTTCGAAAGACCTTCGGAGCGTAGGGAGTACAACATACTTACAGAGCCTTTTTATGGATTGAATAACAATGGCAATGAAGTATTTCTTCCTATCTGGCTTGAAGATAGCAAAGGGGTTAAATTCATGCTTCAAAATACAGTTTCATCCATTGTGAGTAAAAAAACGATTGTTGAAACACCGCTAGTATCCCGTCAGGGAACTGTAAAGGAAGAAATATCAATTGATGACTGGGAAATAAACGTAAAAGGTGTAATTGTATCACCTGATCAGGATTATCCTGACCAACAGGTTTTCGACCTTCGTAAAATCTATGAGTCAGGTCAAGCGTATAAAATTATAAATGCAAGAACCTCCTTATTACTTGATGGAAATGAAAGAGTAGTATTCAGGAATTTGAAGTTTCCTGAAATAAAAGGTCGAAAAAATGTACAGGCTTTTGAGTGTGATTTAGTAAGCGATATTGCATTTAGTCTTTATGAACAATAGCCATGTATTTCAAACTAAAAGGATATATAGAGATTACCAGGGCGAAAGATGGGCGTATCTTTTCTTTTTATGGTTTTAATTCAGTTGAGATTGAATTTGATATATTCAAGATAAACCAATCTTGTAAAATTAAAATACCAACATCATTGAGACTAGTCAATAAAAACGATACCGTTGAAAACAGTGTTCAGACAGCTTCGCAATTTTCGAGAGGTGACAGGATTAAAGTGTGGCTAGGCTATGACACTAATTTAAAGCTTGAGTTTGAGGGGTTCATTTACCGATTGAATTATAAAACCCCGCTTGAGATAGAATGCGAAGGTTACGAATATCAATTGCGAAGAGCGTGCGAAACTAAAACGTGGAAAACAACAACCGTAAAAGAAGTACTGAAGTATTTGATAACAGATACTGATATTATCATTGATAAAAATGTAGCTGACATACAGCTTGTAAAATATGTGATTAAGGCGGGGATGAATAAGTTAGAAGCCCTTCAGGACTTAAAAGATAACACCCGAACGGAATGTTTCTTTATGGGAAATAGCTTATACGTTGGACTTGCGTATACGGTTGTAAACGGAACTGTAAAGTATAAACTTGGTTATAACACGATTAATGCCGATGATCTGAAATACCGTAATGCTGATGATACACAGGTAAAGGTAAAAGCTATATATGTGAAACCTGATGGCACAAAGGTAGAGGTTTCAGTTGGTGACAAAGATGGCCAGGAACACATTGTAAAATCTAAAAATATCAGTAATCTTGATGCATTGCAAGGGTTTGCAGGTTCCGTATTACAAAAGTATAAGTATTCAGGATATGAAGGAAAAATTAAAACATTCCTTCAACCGTATGCAAAGCCAGGTATGAAAGCTATTATAACTGATCCTAAATATGATGAACGCAAAGGTACTTTCTACATAACTAAAACAAAAGTAGTTGCTGACAGAAGTGGAGGAAGGCGTGATATTGAAATTTCAATTAAGCTATCATGACAGAGCAAGAAAGAATACTGAAAGGCATAAAAATGCTTGGAAATGGAAATACAAAAACATTCCTGGCATCTGTTGAAAATAATTATCCGGACAAGGATTACATCGACGTAAAAGATTTGTCCGGGACTATTTACCACGATGTCCGTAAGCGCGCTGTAATTGGAACCGGGAACGATGCAAAGAAAGGAATAGTAATAACACCAGTGTCCGGTTCTTCGGTTATCGTTAGTCGTATTGGTGACAGTGATGAACTATTTGTTGAGATGTTCTCTGAGGTTGAAAGTATTATTATTGATGGTGGTGACAATGGCGGGTTGACTATAACACCTGAATTAAAGACACAACTGGATAAATTGACTGCACGGGTAGACGGTATTATAAATGCGATAAACAGCCAAACAGTTATACCGGTTCCTCAAGATGGTGGTACTGCTTTACTTTCATTATTGAGATTAGAAATAGCTAAAATTACTGATAAAGAAAAATTTGATAAAATTGAGAATACAAAAATTAAACACTAATGGGAAAAGATAAAGGCATATTGTTGGATGATAATTTTGAACTGCAAATAAATGTAGTTCGAGATTCAAATGGGCTTATTACTTCAGGTTTATTTATTGGTGACGTTACTCAACAGAATCAGAAAATTATCTTATTAGCTGAAAAAGGAGAAATAAAAGAAGCCCCAACTTTGGGCGTTGGAATTGCTTCATTTCTTGATGATGACAGTCCTTCGGACTTACTTCGCGAGATTCGTGAAAATCTTCGTGAAGATGGACAAACAGTAAAATCGTGTGGCTTTAATACCAGTGGTAAACTTGTAATTGATGCCGGATATGAAAGCTAAGGATAATCAAAGTTTATTCGATATCGCTTTGCAAAGTTCAGGGAGCGTAGAGGCTGCGTTTGATATGTCATTATTAAACTCGATCGGGATTACCGATGACATAGTACCAGGAACTGAACTATCGCCAACTGACATCCTGAACAAAGAGATAGCAGCTTATTACCTTGCAAAGAACATACAACCGGCTACGCTTGAGTCGCAAATTATAACCGGATCAGGTTCGCCTGTTGACGTTGCCAGTTTAATTTTAGTGCAAAATAATACGCTGAAAGCATTATCCGGACAATCTATTTTCGATTTGGCGGTGCAAAGTTCCGGTAGCGTGGAAGCTGCTTTTGATTTGGCATTGATGAACTCGATCGGGCTAACTGATGACATAGTACCAGGAATAAACCTAACGGTTGCAAGCGTGGTAAACAAACAGATAGCAGACTATTACAAGAACAAAGGAATTAAGCCGGCTACATATTCAGAAACGGAATCCGGTATCGGTGGTATTGAGTACTGGGCAATTGAAACGGAGTTTTTAGTTAGCTAAAAAAACAACCCCTAACCCCTAAAGGGGAACAAAAAAGATATATGGCACGAACAATACAAGAAATTAAAGCAACAATGACCACTGAGTTTATGGCTAACGCTACGTTGGCTGTTAAGTATGGTTTTGCGGTTGGTGATTCGTTTGATGATACTTTTTCTAAGGTATCGTGGGAAAGTATCCAGTATTACATTGTGGCGGTTGCTGTGTGTTTTTTGGAAAAAATGTTTGATGCTGATAAAGCCGATATTGCTACTCAGATAGCCGAAAAGAAACCTCACAGCCTAAAATGGTATATCAACAAAGCGTTGGCTTATCAACACGGTTGCGAACTGGTGGAGGATGAAGATTACTACGATAACACCGGCTTAACCGATGCTGAAGTTCTCGCTTCCAAAGTAGTAAAATATGCAGCTTCAGTTGAAAAAGGCGGTGTGGTTTATCTTAAAGTTGCGGGTGCAAATAAAGTACAGCTAACATCAGGCAAACCGGGTGAAACCAGCGACCAAGAATCCGGTTTGATTGCTTATTTCAAAGAAGTAAAGGATGGCGGTGTGAAATTGACCATCATCAACCGACCTGCTGAACACTTCAAAGCGAAACTTATCATTTATTTCAACCCAATGGTGCTGAATTCAGCTGGGTTGACTACTACCAATACTGAACCGGTTCGCGATGCCGTGAATGCCTTTATTTCTTCATTGCCATTTAATGGAGTGTACCGAAACGAAGCTTTAATTGATGTTCTGCAGGTAATTCCCGGTGTAGAGATTCCACAGTTAATTATAGCACAAACAAGTGATGACGGTAACACATTCACCACAGTTGATGCGTATGTGGTACCGGATTCGGGCTATTATAAAATTTACAACACCGACCCGGTTACAGGCGATTTACAAATAGAATACAGAGCGTATGAGACTATTAGCGATTGATTTCAAGAAGCTGACAGCTTTGTTGCTTCCAACGTTTTTAAGGGCATTGATAAATACTGAATTTATCGGAACGTTTATGCCGGCTATCAGTGATTTGCAAACCCGGTTCTTAGCCAACCGCGAAAGCAACCTGTACATGCTCAAATATAACGGTCAGGTATGCCATTTGCGGAAAGTGCTGAACGATGCATTCCCGGAACGCAATAAAACCTTTTTAATTGAAGATTACGAGCCAACCGGACAATGGGTGTACGCAAAATCAGATGAGTTTATTGATTCTCAACTGATGATAACAGACCAACCCGAAACGATGATTTATTCGGTAGAAGTGATTGGTGATTATGCCAATTTTATTGTACGGATACCACAAGTTCTTGGGAGCGTCGACAATATGAATAGAATCCGATCAATCGTAAATACCTATAAATTACTCTCTAAAAAAGCGATATATGCATACTATTAATTTTACAAACGATAATAAAGACTTTCCGTTGTCTACACAGGCTTTGGAGTTTATGAAGTTGATTTCACAACAGGCATACCAACTGGCTGCATTGGGCGGTTCGGGAAATTACATTCTGAGCGGTTGTGTCAATACTGCGGGTAATTGGTCAGCCGGTTGGGTAGTTATTAATGGCGAACTGTTACCATTTACAGCCGGTGCGGGACTTTTGACCGAC